TACACCCTGCCCGATGGTGCGGAATTGCTGTGGAACATTGGTGTCTTTGACCCCTGGAAGTAAAGGAGACTGGCTTGACTTTCGATTGGGAAAACCACCGCAAACACCGCGAACAAGTTAAGTACGACACCGGCCAGTGGATCGGCCTAGCCGATGAAAACTGGGAACCCATCATGGACCTACCCCCCGTGATCGAAATGACCTGCCCGGCGGCATCGAACGCGAAAGCCTCCGCGAAAATCATCATCAGCACCCGCGTAAACGGGGGCCACATCTCCCCGATTGTGGATGAGCTGATCGCGGAAAACCTCACCGACACCGACAGCGAAGGCCGCCTACTGGTCGCATTCCAGAAGAACCGGTTCATCATCATTGAACGCAACGGGTTTCGACGCCGCTGCATCCGCATCACCCACGCCATAGCCAGGGGGCAGGAAATGCCCACCACGATTGAGGTACACGGCGTGGATGAGATGGATGTGTGGGAGTCAATACCCTGCCCATCTGCCCCGTCCTACTGGACAACAACCCGGAAGATGATCGACCGAGACTGGGCACAGAAATGGTCGAAGCCGTATCAAATGGCGGAGATCAAGCTAGCGGCGGTGGCTGACGGGTTTACGGTGTCGGGGCCTGCTGAGTCCACGATCCGCAAGCTGGTTGTTGATTCCCTGGCTGCGTTTTGGCGGGTCACTGGGATCACGGATGAGCCGGTGGTGGTGGACCTGGAGCCCCTGAGGGATCGTGAGTCTCCGCATGTGTTGATCCGCCCGGAGGATGGTTCACTGTTGGACACGGTGAAGGATGCCGCGAAAAACGCCGGCGTTTTACTCAGTTGTCATTTGTGGTGGCCTGGGGACATTACCCCGGTTGGGCATCCTGACCTAGCTCAGCCTTGTTATGTGCTGGGTGTGAAGCAAAGAACGGCGGTGTAGTGATGGGGCGTGTGCAGCTGGTGGCTGATGGTGGCGAAATGACCATTGGCCGCGCCTACGTCCGCTTCGTCTATGGGGCGTGGGATGTGAAACTTCCCGACGGCGACCAGCAAGGACAGCGCGACGAACGCATAAACGACGGATACTTTCACGTCCCCGAACAACCCCGCCGGGGCCGTAGTGATTTCGCGTGTGTGAGGGCGGATGCGACGGTGGACGCCACAGACGGGCTGCTCAAAGGCCGGTCAAACGTGGAGGAGAACCTTAAGAAAGCCTACTCGCGTGCTGGTGGCGACGTGTTCTTTGAGCGTGACATCACCAACGCTGGCCTGGGCCTGTATGTGCCCGGGTTGGATTTCAATGAAGGCGACGTCGTGGATGTGCGCCTGTGGGGTAAACGGATCGGCATGCCCGTCTCCAGCATTGAGATGACCACCAGTCGCGCCCACCACCTGGGGTGGAAAGTCCACGTCGGTGGCGGCCTCATTGCTGATCATGATGCCCTGGATCAGAAGAACCGGTCGATCATGTCCGCGCTGGCCACCGAGCGCCGCAAGAACCAGAAGAACGCGAGCAAGGTGTCCCGCGAGTCTTCACACGCGGTGTCCACAGCGACACGGGCTAAGGAGGATTCCGCACGGTCGCTAACAAAGGTTGAGCAGGCGATCAAGACCGCGAAGGACGCTGACCTGAACTCAGTGGAGGGCAGGAAGGTTGCTATCGCTGCGAACACGCAGGCGCTTGAGGCGATGGAGATTTCCAACAACGCTCAGACTGAGGCGATCCGCGCGGTTCAGGCAACCGCCGAGAACGCTCAGGCGTTGGCAAGGATGAACCGGATGCTGATTGAGCAGAACACGAAGCTGATTAATCTGGTGCATCAGAACGCGACGCAGACCTTGTTCTGCGACCGTGGACAGAATGAGACAGATAATTATCTGACGCTGGATAACACGCAGGGGGCTGTGACCCGGTGGATTGCTAAGGGTGATTGGGAGGGTGAAGTAGCGGTCTTCATAACCTATGCTGCTCACCCGACCATCGTGCGCTGGTACCCGGTGTCGCGTGGACTACCACGGTCGTGGGAGTTCAACGACAAGCTGGGTATCACAAGGTCAGTGCAGAACGCTTTGGCCATGTACAAGGTTCGGAAAGACAATGGGGAGGCTTGATCACGGTGCCTAGAATAAGCGGCAAATTAATCACAGTGACTAAAACCCCATCGACAGTGCGGGAAATCTGGGTAAGAGCCAACAAACCCCGCCCCGGGCAAGGCGGAATCATCACCTCCGAACCCGTCCGAATCACCCCCACCCCCGACGGACACATAGAATTCGACGCCGAACCCGGCCCCGCAACCCTAGTACTAGTCCACCAGTCAAACCGCCGCGGCTTCGAGACCTCCCACACTGAGGCAATGGCACTCAGCATCGGCGATGACACGTCCCTGGAGTCCGCTTTGCTCGCGGGGCAGACGGTGGGGGAGGTGCATGAGGCCGAGATTTACCGCGTGAGTGCGGAGATCAGGGACATGCTGGTGGAGTCCCGCACGCTTCGGCGTGAAACCGGGGATGATCGCGCGGACGCGGGGCGTTCCCGCGACGCCGCCAAGGCTTCTCAGGACGCGGCTAAGCAGTCCGAGCTGGCAGCAGCTGAGTCACAGCGCGCCGCGAAAGCGTCGCAGGACGCGGCCAAGAATTCGCAGGACGCGGCGGCAGGGTCACAGCGCGCGGCTAAGCTGTCGCAGGACGCGGCGAAGTCGTCGGAGGATTCCGCACGTGCGTCGTCGAAGTCCGCTGGTGAATCAGCCGCCCTGGCAGGTGGGCACCGCGAAGCCGCCCGGTTCAGCGAACAGGCAGCCAAGACTTCCCAGGATGCGGCGAAGAAATCCCAAGACGCCGCCGCAACCAGCGCCGCCGAAGCCTCCCGCGTGGTCGTAGAGAAGCTGCCCAACGCAGGAATTCTGCTCAGACACCTAGCACCAGAGGTGCAGGCAGAGTTCGTGCGCATCGCTAAGCAGCACATGGATCAGATCATTGATGGTGCGACGCAGAATTACGACACTCTGAAAGAGCTTGAGGCGCATTTGAAGAGTGGGGCGACTGAGGCGGCGGCGCTGGTGTCTCAGATGTCCACGAAGCTGGGCAAGGATGAGGCGGCTGGAATCTATGCGACGATCGCGCAGCTGAACGGGAAAGCGAATGCCCAGCATACGCACCGGTTGACTGATGTTGGTGGTTTGCAGGACGCGCTGAATGGGAAGGTTTCGACGTCTGATGCCCGCTTGTCTGATGCGCGTCAGCCTACGGCGCATACGCATGTGTCAGCGGATATTTCCGACGCTGTTTTCAATGCCAGTGGTCTGGCCGCGAACGCGAACCGGGTCATGAAAACCGACGGTGAAGGGTACATAAATGTGGCTTGGCCCATCAAGCCAACGCATGCAACACCAAAGCATTACGTGGACCCGGTGCTGGTGTCCTATGACCAGAATGAAAACGGGTTGCGGTGGGCTCGGCGTGGCCAATGGTGCAGCGTCTCAACCAGCGCAAACACGGTGACTGTCAACCAGATCAAGAACACCCGCGCCCCGTCATGGGCAATGCCCTTGTTCGACGTGCGGGCAGCGTGCGCCTGGTCGAAAGACAGGAACACGACGAACGCGTGGGTGTCGCTCTCCCGAAACGGGCAGATGGACTGCTGGTCCGACTGGATCACCGGCAACGACATGACCTACGAATTCACCTTGACTTACCTAGCTCAATAAGAATTGGAGTGATTGCATGGCGACAATGCCAGTAGAAGAAGGCTTCTACATCACAAGCCCGTTTGGGTATCGCAGCGGCGAATACGCCGGGATGCACTGGGGAACAGACTTCGGACACGATGGTGGCTCAGGCGGGTATCCGATATTCGCCACCAAGGACGGCACCATACAGTATGCAGGCCCCGCTATCGGATTTGGGCAGTGGGTGACCATTGACCACCCGTCCGAGAATGGTGGCGGCTACTCAGTGTATGGGCATGTGATTCCCGAGGTTTCGCCCGGACAGCCTGTGCGTGAGGGCCAGCGCATCGGACGCATCAACCCAGACCCCAACAGCAACGGCGGGGTGGCCCCGCACCTGCACTACGAGTTCCACCGCTACACGTGGTCACAGCCCGGCGGCGACCGGCTAGACCCACTAGCAACCGTGCTCAACGGTGCCGTGTGGCCTGGGCAAACCCCCACGCCCCGAGAGGAGGGAAGAATGGAAACAATATTCGGCGTCGATGTCTCCGAACACCAGGACGGCATGAGCCTGGTGCAGGCGAAAAACGAGGGCATCGACTTCTGCATCGTCCGCACCACAGACGGCACCTACCGTGACCGCTGCTACCGCAGCCACGTAGATGACGCGCGGCAAGCAGGCATGGTGCTGGCCGCCTACCACTATTTGCGCAACCCCAGCGAGGGCACAAGCATCCGCCAACAGGTAGATGCGTCACTTGAAGTAATGGGTGGCGACCACCGTCTACCAATGTGGCTCGACTGCGAAACCGACGCGGGCCTGCACCCAGACCATATCCGAGAGTGCAAGCGCCTGTTTGAAGAAGCAGGCATCCGTGTCATCGGTGTCTACAGCTACATCCCCTGGTGGGAGGGCCGCGTAGTGGGTGGTGAGCCGGACACGCACGAGTTCGGTGCGGTGTGGCTCGCCGCCTACGGGCAGAATCCGACTGGCCCGCCACGGGCGATATACCCCGGCGACCAGGCGGACAAGTGGAACTACCCACTCGGAAACCAGCTGCCAGCTCTCTGGCAATACGGCTCAGCCGGACTTGTCGCTGGCCGGGAGGTAGACATCAACGCATTCCGTGGGTCTGTAGAACAACTGCAGGCCCTTTTCTACAGCGGCACCGTGCCGCAGGGAGGAAACTCAATGTCCCTATTCGGGCATGAACAAGTCGCCGCGCTGAACGACGCAAAGATCGCGGCGCAGGAAGCAAACCGAAAGCTTGACCGCCTCACCGAACTAATGGAGTATGTGGCCGGTCAGCTTGGCCCCTGGCCGCAATTGGGGCAGAACTCGAAGGGTGAAAACCTCACCCTCGTGGATGGTGTCGCCGCCGCCCGGCGCGACATCGCCAACATTCAACAGCAAATCCAAATCATCTTGAAGGGAAAATAAAATGGCACGACATAACCTGAATTCCAAGTCCGTGCAGATCATCGAAGAGGCCGCAACGAACCTGCTCGCTGAGCAGCCCTGGTTTGCGCGCCGCAAGAACACCCTGGTCGGTGTGGCTAACTCTGTGCTGCATATCACCAACATCATCGGCCTGCTGGCTGGTCAGATTCCCGCTGAGGTTGCAGCCGTCATTGCTGTGGTTGTTGGTGTGGCTGAGGTTGTCATTCAGGCATCCATGAAGGGCAGCATCACCCCGTCGGTTGTGGAGCGTGTGTCTGATGAGGCCGCTGCGATTGATGCTGCTTCTCAGGAGGCACCGCTTCCCCCGTTTGACTCTCACCAGGGGTAAGCCATGTGGTGGTTGGCGGCACAAATGCCGCCACCGCAGGTGGCTGAGGCCGTGAGCGTCAGCGAGGTCATTGGCTGGGTTGGTGGCATCGCCACCGCCGTGAGCGTGATTCTTGCCGCGTGGACAGCACACCGTAAAGGCCATGCTGATGGGAAGGTGGAGGAGCGCCGCTTGGTGTTGGATGAGTCGCAGCAGATTGTGGATAATCTCACCAAGACCGTGAACGTGATGGAAACCACCCTGAACACGGTGACCGCGCAGCATGACCGGCTTGCCCAGCAGGTGACGGACATGCACACGAAGATCACTAACCAGGACACCCAAATCACTGATTTGACCACCAGGGTTACTGATATTAATCAGCGTCACCGCACCGCCGTGAAGCATATTGCGGCTCGTGAGGAGTGGGCGTCGAGGAAGTGGCCTGGTAAGCGGCCTGATGATTTGCCGGTGATTCCGCAGGTGATTCAGGCTGATATTAGGGAGCTTGCTAAGCAGGCCCGCGAGGACATATAGTTGGTTTCGCCCCCAATGTGAGGTTTCCTTTCAGCCCAGAGAAGGCCCCCTTGCCAGGCATTATTGCTTGGTGAGGGGGCCTTTTTTGTTGTTTAATAGTTGCTGGTGTCGAGGGTGAAGCTTTTGCCTTGGGTGAGGGCGACTCCGAGGAGGGAGTGCCACCAGCGTTCGGGGGCCCATACGGTTTCGCTGAGTTTGCGGTATCCGATCCATTGGATGTTGACGGTGGTGCCGTCAATCCGGTTTACCCAGTGGGCGTGTTGTTCAGCCAGAAAACGCACCGCATTGTGGATAGTGGTGGGCACGGGGTTTTCCCGCTTGTCTACTTCCAGGGTGTAGATGTCGCTGCTTTTGAGGTTGAGGAGTTCTGCGAAGTCGCGTTGGCTCATGCAGAACATTCCCCTGATTAGGCGTAGTTGTGTGCCTGTGGTTTCCCCGGGCATGGCGGGGAAGTTGTGGGGGTAGTTTTCTGGTAGGTCGAACGACCATTCAGGGGCATTGATTGTGGGTTCAGCCACGGTGTACCTTCCTGTAAATCTTCCTGATTGTTTCGTCGATGAAATCAAGCAGGGTGTCTAGTGCGTCTGGCAGGAAGACGATTGCAAACGACCAGGTAACTAGCAGAAACGCTAGCGAAATGAACACTATTTCCGACAGCGCCATTACTTCTCCATTAGTTTCGCTTTTGTCAACATTCTATTTATTATGCGTTGGATTTCATCAATATGCCTGTAATTGTAATCAAAGCACATTGAATCCAATTCCCGGTCGAATCGTTCCGCGGCTTCTTCATCGCCTGCACGCCTGGCCTCCACTGCCTT